TAAATATAATAGTAACTACTAAAAATATAAATAATAAAAATAAAAGTAAAAATAAATAAAATCTAAAATCTTTTTTCATTAATATAAATTAATTAATCTTTCATTACTATAAACAAATTATAATATCAAGACAGAAAATATTTAAAAAGGAACCTTATGTAAAACCCGTTAAGATTCATCAAAGGTATTTGAACAATAAATGGCTTGTAAATAGTACTTGTAGTATATGTTCTAAATATAAGCCCGCGGCCATAGGGCCGCAAGATTTTTTAGTTAGAAAGGATAAAAATTATCAATATTTTAATATTATAATAAAATAGTAATATCATGTCTATAAGACAAAAAATTAAAATATAATAATCATATATCTATTTAATACCTTTATTTCAAGGCGAAGTATAAAAAAACATACCTTTATATGATTTATTAGTATCTATATATTTATTAATAGTTTCATTTGCTATATGTAAATCTTTTACAGTATGTTTCATACTAGGGTAACAATTTAGCAATTCTTTTGTTTCTTCATTATAAACATAAACTTTCTTTCTCAATTTAGTTAAAGTTTCTTCACTTTTTGTTTTACCAAACATAGGATTATTACTTCCTTTTTTATCTTTATACATATTATCAATAAATTCTTTAGATTTTTCCTTATTATACATAGGATTAAAAAAACCTAATTTAGATTTACTCATTTTTTCTAAAGTACTAGAAGAATGAGTTTTAGATCAAAATGGATTTAATTCTCCAGAAAATAATTCACTAAGTCTTTTTTTTGTTTTTTCAGATAAAGATTTTCCTGTACGGAATTCAGAAATAAGTTTTTTAGATTCTTCTGAATGCTTAAAACCTAAACTTGACCCAGCTGTAGGATTTAAATTAAGAATAGGTTTATACAAATTAATATATATTTGTTCTTCATTAATAAGATCAATCTTTTTACTTAAATTAGTATTACCTACAATGCTTAAAATAACAACTGAAAAATTTCCATGACCATATTTAAAAATAGAATTAGAAATATATCTATTGTCTGTTAAACGTGAAGGAAAGTAATAAGTAGCTAATCTTTTACTTAAATCAAATCCACTACCTATATATTGTTTACCATTCACATTATTATGTAAAAGATAAACACCAGACATATTTTTATATTCTTTTAATATTATATTTTTATCTTTTAAAAGATTATAAATTGGTGAAACAAAAGGAGATTTTAAATTAGTTAATATATTTTCTTGATTAAACTCATGTTTATTTTCAATATAAATTAAATTATTATTATCAATTGTTTTTTGAACAAAAACATCCCCTTCTTCATATTGTTCAGAATAATTTTTATCTTTATCAATATTATTTATATCATTTTCAAGTTTAGGGTTATTATTATCTTTATTAAATTCAGAAAAGTCTTGTTCACGGCCGAGTATAATATTGTTACTATTTTTTTTAAACATAATATTATAAATATTGATACAAATTATCTATGCTAAACTTTTATATAAAATATTATATTACTATATTTATGGACTATTTATTCAACTTTAAAGTTGCAACACGTGTAGTCTCTGAGGACCCAATATAATATAATCATTGGTTTCCTGCTAATTATCCATAGTTAACATAACAATGTTGGAGTTTCTAGCATATAGTGTTGTAAATACTTAGTATTTCTACTAAGATAGGCCTACAAATGACCTAAAAAATGTTGAGGAAAAAATGTTAAATTAACTCCTATAAATAAAATTCAGAAATGTACCTTACCTGCAAATAAATCATAAGATAAACCTAATATTTTAGGTATTCAGAAATATCATCCACTAAATAATGCAAATACTGCACCCATAGATAATACATAATGAAAATGAGCAACTACATAGTAGGTATCATGGAAAGCAATATCAAGTGAAGCATTAGCTAATACAACCCCACTTACAAAAATTTTTTTTTTTTCTTTATATACTATTTTAACCTTTCATAACTAAATATATACCCATTATATTCACCAACTGTAGATGCATATTTTTTAATAGTACTATGATTTATTTTTAATACTCTTTCAGCATCTTTTACACTATCGTATTTACCAATAAAATTCATATTAGTATTATAAACAAAAATTGCTTTTCTTATATGGCTTTTATTACAAATCTCTAATATTAATTCATTACACTCTTTTGAACATCAATCTGATATTATAGGTGTATCAATTAAATTAAAAGGTATACTGCTAAAATATCACTCTCCTCTAAATAGTTTTTTTTCTTTGATAGTATTAACTAATGTAGAATGATTTGATTTTATTAATTTAGCTAAGGTTTTTACTGATGGGATAATAACTAATAATTTATAAAAAGAATCATATATATACACGGGATAAGCTGAATTAGCTTCAATCAATCTTAACTTAGTTTCCATTGAGTGACTTTTATCATAAAAAGGATTATTTTCACCTACTACGGCTTTTGCTATTAAAGATCTAGTTCTTTCAGAATGTATTCTGTTTTTAGCTAATTCAGATAGTAATTGTTTAGTTTCTTTTGTATGTTTATAACCTAAAGAAGAATAACCTTGTTTTAATACATTATAATAAGGCATTACAAGTGTTATATAATAAGTTTCTCTAATTGTTAAAGATGAAGATTCAACATGTTCTAAGATTAATAAAGAAAAATTATATTGACCATATTTAAGTAAGGCTTTTACAATAGGCATGTTACTATTTTGTTTACTTTTTAAGAAATTATTATTAAGATAATTTCTCATTCTATTATCTAAATTGATAGAACTTCCTACATAAGTATGACCATTAATGTTGTTTAGTAAACAATAAACACCTGATTTATTTTTCTGATCTCTTAATATTTGAACTCTATCATTTTTTAAACTTTTATATACTTTTACAGGTTTTAAGTCTTTAATGTTATCACCTAATTCAGAGTTATTAATTAAGGTAGAATATGAATATTGAGATATATTAATTAAAGAAAAATATGAATTAATCATATTATTTATTAATATATAAATACATAAAAAAAGTAAATAATTTCTTATTTTTTGGACTATATCTTCTCATATTGAAATATGTGTGCTACGTGTAGTCTCTGAGGATCCAATTAAGATATTATTTAATCTCTTTTGGTTTCCTGCTGATTGTTCAAAACTAAGCATTATTACTTGAAATATATAATATTTTCATAGTAGCGTAAGTATTAGAAGTTTCCAGCATATAGTAGCATTTAAAGGGAGAGCTAAGTTGATTATTAACCCTCCTATAGTAAATAAAACAACAAAACCTAAAGCAAATAACATAGAAGGTGTTAAATGTAATGATCCCCCATAACATGTAGCTATCCAACTAAATATTTTTATACCTGTAGGTACTGCTATAATTAAAGTAGCAGCTGTAAAATAAGCCCTTGTATCTACGTCCAAACCGACTGTATACATATGATGACTTCAAACAACAAAACCTAATATACCTATAGACATCATTGCATAAACCATACCAAGGTAACCAAATACATTTTTATTAGAACTAGCTGATATTACAGTACTTATTATTCCAAATCCTGGTATAATTAATATATAAACCTCGGGATGACCAAAGAATCAGAAAAGATGTTGAAATAATATAGGATCACCACCCCCAGCTGCTTCAAAGAAAGACGTATTAAAGTTTCTATCAGTTAAAAGCATCGTTATTCCCCCGGCTAATACAGGTAATGATAATAATAATAATACTGCTGTAATTATTATAGCTCAACCAAATAAAGCTAATTTATGTAAAGATATACCAGGACTTCTCATATTTAATATTGTAGTTATAAAATTAATAGCTCCTAACATACTACTTATACCACTTAAATGTAATCCAAATATAGCTAAATCTACACTAGGTCCACTATGACTTTGTATTCCTGATAATGGTGGGTAAAGAGTTCAACCTGTCCATTTATATTCTATATTAAATGTTTAATCTAGATCCTTAGGATTTTTTAATAAAACTAATCTCGTAATTATTGCCCTTATTACATTAATAATAAAATTTATTTAATGTATCTCAATTATATTGAGTTCTTCTAGTATTCATACTATTTTTTATGGATATTAATTTATTAGTACCTTCAATAGTTTTATAGCTTCTTGATATTCTAATTTTATGTGCTTTTTCTCAACCTAGGAAATCTTGAAGTTTAGAACTAAATAATGGATATGCTGTTAAATAATCTATTAAAATATCACAAGATTTTTTTTTAGTTGTTCTTACTTCGTATCCTAGTTCTACATAATTACTTCTAGTTCTTTTAATTTCATTAACTTTTCTTATATCAAGAAATTCTTTAATTTTTTCCATTATGTTAAGATTAGAATTTTTATCTTCTGGCATTTCAGAATTTAATCTATAAAATTTTTTTTGAGTAATTCTCATATAACATTTAACTATTGTTGCTATACCTCTAGAATTTAAATTAAATCCACAATAAAAATTACCATCTGATTCTATAAACCCTGTTAATCAAGGATTACTACCTAAAGAACTATTATCTAAATCTAATTTAAGTAATTTTTTATTATATATTGTTCTACCATTTAATCAATCAATTAGCCTATGTAAAGCTTCTATTTTAGGTGTTCTCATACGTCCATTTAGTAGTTCAGCAATCTTTTGTATTAATTTTACATCTTGAAATAATAGATTGATATAATCAGAATTTTTAGGATGTACTATTGTTCCTCCTCCTATAACTTCTTTAATTTTTAAAGCTAACGGTGAATCTTTTTTTACAAAAGTGATTTTTACTACAGGGTATAATAATTTTCCTCTTTCATTTCTAACTGTTTTAGGTACTATTATTGAACCATCTCCTTCTATTAAACCAGCTAAATATCCTCCTAATAAGGATGAAGAAGAAGAAGAAGAAGAAGAAGAAGAAGAAAGGGAATATTTATAAGTTTTATTAAACCTTCCTACCTTATAAATTAAACTTTAAGTTTATATAGATATATACTTTCATATATTTATGGACTATCTCTTCATCGTCATAAAACGATGTATCACATATAGTCTCTGAGGATCCTACTCATATACTTATTAATATATTTTGGTTTCCTGCTGATTGTCCATATATATCTCTAGAATTTTACTAAATTTATAACTTAGTATCTAGAATTTTAGAAGTTTTCAGCATACAGTGAATTTCAATAATAGTAATTACTTACTACTCAGGCACAGGAAAGTACCAGCTCCATTTTCAATTATTGCAGAAAATATAAATAATAATAAACTAGGAACTAATAACCAAAAACTTATATTATTTAGTCTAGGGAATGCCATATCTGGACCTCCTACTAATAGCGGTAATAAAAAATTACCGAAACCTCCAATCAAAGCTGGCATAACCATAAAAAATATCATCATAATAGCATGAGCTGTAATTATACTATTATATAATTGATTATCACTAATATATTGAACACCTGGTGCTGATAACTCTAATCTTATAATTACAGAAAATGCTGTACCAATTAATCCAGAAAATAATGCAAACATTAAATATAATGTTCCAATATCTTTAGCATTAGATGATAAAAATCATCTTTCTTGCCATTCTGTTGGTTTTTTAAAATTTTCTTTTTCTATAGTTGTAGCATATTTTCTATTTAATGAAGTTTGTAATATATTATTATTTAATAAAATTTGGGACAAAATATTTTTTATATCTTTATACATTGTATATGTAACTTTTATGTGGATATATAATCGATATATTTAAATATAATAATTATATTATATTAAGGAAAAAAAAAGGAATTTTATAAAACTTTTATTTTGATATTCTATAATTTATATTTAATTATTTTATAAAGGATATTATTTTATTTATTTTTTTTTATAAAATTAAAAATTATATAAATTTAATACATTTTATATTAATAAAAATTACAAGCCAGGAGAGAAACTCGAATTCTCATTCTTAATTCATGAAATTATTGTTCTACCTATTTAAACTATCCTAGCTATTTATAAAAATAAACTCTATAATTAAAAACTCAAAAAAAAAATTAAAGATCCCGCCCGGGAACAATCGAAGGGCATAAGATAAACAATTATAATGATATTTAATCAATAAAGCTCTTTTATATTAATCAATTGTAACTCGCAGTATATAATTATATATTTAAAATAAATCTTTAAGAAATTATTAATTTTCGGAAGAGCGATTCGAACACTCATATATAAATACCAAAAATTTCCTAGTTATAAGAGAAAAATTGAAATATTAATCTTAACACATAAGATTAATATTTGACTTATTTAATTATTATAACTTATTATTAATAAATATATATATACATACATGCATATATATGTGTATTTATTCTAATAATTCCGAAGGGGCGACTCGAACACCCAAATATGAATACCAAAGAATCACGACTGTACCAATTCGTCTACTTCAGATAAAAATATTAGTAATTATTAATATTTTAAATATTATAGATTAGCCTTATTATATAATTAATTATATATATGTATAATTATATTCTACTTCTATTCATATTAGATTTTATTTGACGTATTTCTTCCAATCCTCCTGTCGTAAGGTGAATTTTTTTATTAATTAATTCACCTACTTGACAAAAATCTTCGAAATCTAAGGATTTTATACCTTTAATATTATATTTTTTAAATAAAGGAATCATTTTTAAATAAATATCTTCAAATTTAGAAATTTTTAAAACTATAATATTTTTAGTAAAATATTTTATAATATTTCCACACTCTAATGTTTTTTTTACATTATTTAATAGTACTTCATCTCTTGAATGTTGAGTAAATATAATTTGTAATATTATACCATAACCTGTTTTATATGTTTTAGATTTATAAATACCTACAGAAAAACAACCTTCACCAGAAAAAAACCCTGCTATTCAATTATAATCTATAATTAATGGAATATATATTTTAGGTTTTTCTACTTTAATTATATTTGGAAAATAAATTTTCAATTTATCTGAAAGTCCTTTATTTAAAGAAGCTTTTAAGCTAATAATTTTTATTAAACCTTCTTTAGTTAAATGTTCACCCTTATTTATTAATTTTACTATATTTTTAAAAATATAGTAATCGCTATATTTTTTACTAATTAAAGGATATTTATCAAAATGAGGTATAATTATATTTGCTATATCATTTATTTTATAAACTTTATAAACTACAAAATTATAATTAATTAAAATCGTTCCAACTTCACCAAAAAACGATTTTATTTGTAAAAGCAAATCTTTATCTTTAATATGCAACTTTATTTGAAAACATGCTTGAATATGTCAACCTGATTTACGGTTTTTACGTTTATCGATATGAACATAGAAACAACCTTCACCATCTACGAAACCTGTTACTCAATTAGGATCTAATTTATTATTTATTTTTTTCATATTATTATAAATTTTTTATCATTATACACAATACTTGGGCCAACAAAGTTGGCCCACGATAATCTTTTATACGATTATAATAACCATATTATAGATATTGAGATTCGAACTCAAAGTGGTTTTCACCATTCTGTCCTAAGCAGAACTTGTTTACCAATTTCAACATATCTATTAAAAAAAAATTTATATTTCTATGCTCAGGGCAAGATTTGAACTCACAACAAAAATAACTTCAATATTCCGCTCTACCAGATTGAGCTACCTGAACTTATACAAATATTTTATTCAATAATAGTCAATATAAAATAGTAGATTCGTATCCAATGATATACTAAATAATAAGTTAATATATGTCAAAAATTAAAACTAAAAAAAAAATTGTATATATAATAACTTAAAATTAACAATAATTTACATTATTATTTAGACTATTTATTATTAATTAATAATACTAAATTTTATTATTTTTTAGATTTAATATATCATTCTGTTAATCCATCAATGTCTTTAATTAAAAAAAATCCTATTAATATAGACATTAAACAAGAGAATATTAATAAAAAAAAACAAAAATATATTCATGCTAAACTTGTTTTACTTCCATAACTATATATCTTCATAAAATAATAATAGAAACGTTCACCAAATATTCTTTTTATAAAAGATATATCTCAATTTCCATGTATTACTTTATAATTTATATATGTACCAGGGAATAAAAATACCAATCCTAATCTAGAAAAACTCATTATTATATTTCCAATTAATAAATCTTTAACCATTTTTACACCATCTACATTAAAATTTAATCCCTCTACAGAATAGTTAATAGAATTTTGATATATTGTAGATATTATACCTATATCATTATATAAATTAAGTGCTAAATAATAAGATATATAACCTAGTATTTCTAAAGTAAATATTGTTATAAATACTAACTTAGATTTATCCTTTTTAAATAAATAAATCAATAAAATTACTAATAACAAGATTAATATACTTATAAATAAATTAAAATATAAAAAATTCATTACTGATTCAACACTATCACCTTCCTCTATAATAGATTTAGCTGGAAAAGGTCCATCTTTAGGACCATTAGAACTATTTCTTTGAGAGCTAGAGTTAATATAGTTACTAGTAGAATTACCTACTATAAATGCACCTGCACCCAGTAAACCACCAAAACCTACAAATGCAGCTCTTATTCCTGGTGTCATACCTCCGGTTTTATGTGACATAGCTCTCATACCACCTACTACTGTTGCACCTATACCTATTGAACTAGCTCCTTGAGCTATAGCTGTTCCTACAGAACTTGGAATATTTATATCGGGGTTACTAATGTTAATACTAGGTTTATCAACATTAGCATTAATATTATTTTGAATGTTACTTCCTGAAAGTGTTGTATTAACTTTATCACCTACTTCTTTAGCTATTCCTGTTAATTTATCACTATCTCCTTCACAAAGCATTGGAGAATTAAATGTAATAAATATAATAGTAACTACTAAAAATATAAATAATAAAAATAAAAGTAAAAATAAATAAAA